GACCATCATGGACTTCGCTAAACGAATTGCCCCGGTCATAACCGGACGTTACCGATCGTCTATTCATATTGAATTTGGAGGTGGTACTAAAGTTACTGGTGGTGCTGACTTAATAGGCAATAAATGGACCGAACCATTTACAGAGCAACCAGGAGACGATGAAATTTTTGTCGGCACTAATGTGGTCTATGCGGGCAAAGTAGAGGACAAGCATCACACAATCGAAGAGGCCACAACCGAGGGACAATGGTACTTAACACGTAAAGTGAATGAACTTTCCAAAGGTTGATATACGATCTGCTATTAAGACGGCATTAACCGCCGGTTGTACCTACCCGGTCTATGATATTCCCGTGCCCGAAGCTGTAAATTATATCAATATTCAGGCGATCCGCTTGTCCGAAGATACAGCCCAGACCCTTCCTGTTTATGATTGCTATATTACGATAGAAATTATCAGCAAATTTCAAAAAACCGGCAACCGGACAAACGGTGACACACAGGCCGAACTGGTCGATACCGCCATGCGGCCAACCATTACCGGCGGGATTGTAGTGTCCGGGTGGGATATGGCCGGTTGTTGGTTGGACTCACAGGACGAATATTTATCTAATGATGCGGACGGCAAAACACACAGAATAGTAATGTCTTATTTTATAAAATACTGTAAATCTTAATATTATGACAAAAATTAGTGGAAACTTAATCTACATCAGTTGGGACGGCAATATCGTTGTTGGTCTTACTGATAAGAGCATCAGCTTCAAACGAAGCATGATTGACACGACCAACCAGCAATCAACCGGAGGTTGGGAATCCTGCGTTCCAGGAGAGGGAGGCGGAGACATCAGTTTTTCCGGTGTGTATGATGAAGCAGGAGCAGAAGGGGCAACCACGTTATTTGCTGATCTTGCAAATGGTACACAGGTTGCATTCAAGATCGGTCAAAGTATTGCAACCGGCGGGGCTTACTGGAGCGGTAACGGAATTGTCACCGGGGTATCGGTAAAAGGACCAATGGCCGCTGCCACTTCCTATTCGGGAACTATTCTCGTATCGGGCATACCGGCTCAATCATTAACAGGAGCATTTTAATCTTTAAATCTTAATATCATGGCAAAAGGATCAGGTAATTTAATTTTTCTCAAGTGGGATTCCGGCGATGCTGTCGGGTTGACTGATAAAGCTATCGATTTTACGTCCGATGGTATTCCCGTAACAAATCAGCAAAGTTGCGGCATGTGGGCCGAATATGTATCCGGGAATAAACGGGCAAAAATAAACTTCACGGGAGTTTATGACAAGGCTTCGGCAATAGGCATGACCTCAATGTTTGCACAGTTGCTCGCCAATTCAACCACGCCAATCGCTTTCAAAATCGGCGAAAAAGCAACCGGATTGATAAAATATACAGGTTCGGCATTTCTGGACAGCATTGTCTGTAACGGTCCGATGACCGCAGCAGCCAGCTATTCCGGAACGATGACAGTTAGCGGCCCGCCATCGCAAGTATCAACAGCCTGGTAACATGAAACTACCAGGGCAATGTGAAATCAGGCAGGGTGGAAAGACATGGCATTTTTACTTCGGTATTGATGCTACGGCTGAATTTCTGCACATGAACGGTATATCGCTGAACCAGTTTGCTCAACCATTCATTGACCACGAAATGAAGGCTTTGCTGGATATGTTTTATTGTGCATTGGCAGCAGGCAATACCGGGATGCCGGATGGATTACTGCGTAAGGACTTTGGCAAATGGCTGGATCAGGCCGACGAAGGGTCAATGGCCGAACTGTTGCGTGGTTATACGACAAGCAAGCCGTTGGGAAAGTAGTTGAGGGCGGCGATCCGGTGGAGATTGATGATTTATACCGAATTTGTGTCGGATATTTGAGAAGAGAGCCGTCCTCTGCGTTGCACATAACTTTTAGGGATCTGGACATCATGATAAAGGCAGAACATGATCGGGGAGATAATATGTGGGATTATACCCGGAATATCATGGCCGCTATGGGTGCAGGTCAGCCGAAAGAGATTATCCAACTCGACCGGGATAAGCCGGATATTGATGATGAAATGATCGAAGAAGCAAAGAAATTCCTTAATCGAATAAGAGGTAACTAATGGCATTTTTCAAAGAACTGATTGTAAAGATAACCGGCGATTCAAGCGGTCTAAGAAAGGCCACGAATGACGCGCATAAGGAAGTATCCACATTCGACAAAGGATTAGCGAAGATCGGTGCCGGGATGGCTGCCGCGTTCTCAATTGGGGCCGCTGTGAACTTTGGTAAGCAGATGATTGCAGTCCGCAGTGAGTTTGAGAAGTATGAAGCGGTTTTGCGTACCACGTTAGGCAGTTCAAAGGCCGCCGCATCGGCCATGAGTATGCTGCAAGGGTTCGCGGCAAAGACCCCGTTTCAACTCAATGAGTTAACGGATTCGTATGTTAAGCTTGCCAACCGGGGATTAAAACCAACCGAAGCGCAACTAACCTCATTGGGCGACCTTGCCTCGTCCACGGGTAAATCATTCGGGCAACTGGCAGAGGCCATGCTTGATAGCATGACGGGCGAGAATGAGCGTTTAAAAGAGTTCGGGATCATTGCTAAAGATGCCGGTAATAAAACCGCGTTTACATTCAAGGGTGTAACAACGGAGGTAGATAAGACGGCCGATGCCATCTCGAATTATATTGTCGGATTGGGACAATTAAAGGGCGTTACCGGATCGATGGCCTCGATTTCGGAAACAATGGTCGGTAAAATATCGAACATGAAAGACGCATGGGATGCGTTCTTAAATTCACTGGGCAAATCAACATCGGGCGTAATCAGTGGAGTAATCAAAACACTAAATAATCTGTTTACCGCCATGACGCGGGCGAACGATTTTAAAAATGAAGCCTACAAAGAGAAGTTCCAAATTAAGATCGAAACGGCTCAGATTGACTTTGCAAAATCCATGTCCTCAAATCCGACCGAGTTTCGAGAATACTTAAAGATGGGAATTGCTGCTATTGAAGATGCTCAAAAAGGGTATGACGAAATAGAGAAAAAATCAAAAGAGAAAAAGTTAGGCGGAATTGGCGGATTTAAGGCTAGTAAACAAGAGAGAGAAGCGGCCGAACAACAGGCACAAGCCAACCGAGACGCGACCGTTTCACTAAAGGAATATTTAACCAATGAAGAGCTTGTAACTGAAGTATTTAAGAAAGCCGTTCCGGTTAAAAAAGCCTATTTGCAAATCCTTCAGGATGAAGTGGTAGTACTTCAAAAACATCAGATCGCAGCGGGCGTAACGGAAGCAGAGGCAAAGGCCGATCAGGTTAAGATTGATGCTAAAAACAAACAGATCGCCCAAATTACAGAATACGGAAAGTCGTTAGGTAAAGAGGCCATGTTAACCAAGCAGATCGCTGACTTAAATCTGATTTATGATAATACTAAAGACCGGGCAAAACAGGAAGAAATCCGTACAACAATCGGATTATTACAACGCAGAGTGGATATTGAAAAGCAGATAAAAGGCGAAAGCATCGCACCTCCCGGATCAGAATATTTTCCGACAGCAAAAGCTACCAAATTTCCTGCAAAAATCAGGGATTTCGCACGTGAGGCATCCGATAAAATACAAATCGAAAAGAATTTGCCGCTTGTGCAGTTGAATGTGCCGGAGGGTAAAAGTATGTTTGAACCCAGATTGGCTCAATTTGAGTATCTGAATGATGCAAAAGATAAAACAGACGCATTGGCACAATCACAGGAAAATCTAAGAGATAAACTAATCGAGGTCGGTAACTCATTGATACAAGGTGCTGATAATTGGGAAGACTTCGGCAAGATGGCATTAAACGCGATCAAGTCGGCCATTGCGGGAATTATAGCCTTAGGCGTGGCGAATGCCATTGAAAAGACATTAGCTGGACCGGCTGGTAAACTTGGGCCTATCGGGGTTGGCATTGCGGCTCTTGCTGGTGGTCTGGCAGCCGGTGCCTTTTCTACTCTTGTACCATCGTTTGCCGGAGGCGGTGTGGTCAATGGCCCTACAATTGCTATGATCGGAGATAATCCGGGACGAAAAGAAGCGGTGATACCTTCGGAGATGTGGGGGCAGATGGGCGGTGGTAGGCTATCCGTAGAGGTTACAGGAAGGGCATTGAAGTTTGTTTTGGATCAGGAAAATGGGGTGCAAACACGGACGGGAGGTTAAATGGCATACGGAAGGCGTTTATATCATACCTTCTACCAGGAGGTTTCAAATATCAAGATTGAAACCGAGATCCACCAACGTGATTTTAATCCGGCTGGTGAATTGCCAATGTTGCTGTCTGGCACGCCGACCCTTCCACGATTGGCTAATGACGGGGATAAATACACAATCATCAAAGGCGAGGAAGTTATTATCAATATAGTTGTTACCCAGACCGATAACTATTCATGGCTCTATACAAATGACGACCGTGAATTGATGGTTATCATCAAAGTTGCCAATATCCTTTGGTGGTCTGGATTCGTAATAGTTGATCAGTACAACGAGAATTTGAGTCCTGTTCGTATTTTATCGATCACAGCCTCTGATCAGTTAGGGTTATTATCTTCAAAACCCTACACTTTTGGTTCTCCGGCGGTAAGTCCGACCGGTTATGCTACAATCCTGTCCATATTGGCAAAAATACTTTCAGGGGCTACAACCACGAAAACCGGATTAAACCTGAACATTGTTGATGGGTGCAATCTATTTGAGG